TGATATATATGATATAGAGATGTTGGTACTAGGTACAGCGCAGTTGACTACTGACTAACTCCTAGCCGGCGAGTTTAGTCACTCACTTAATAGAACTTACAACGGTATGTACAACCACGAAGCATTTTTCGTTGATCTGAAAAAATGTAGTAAGTTTGGATTAACATCTCTACTTTTATAAATACTATATTATCACAAATAAAGTTGTAACACTATTTTAGAGGAGTTCCCCCAATGTCCTTTACCATGCAGTTACCCACTTACCAAGTAGAAACTAAAGCTGGTTCTACACTTTATCCATCCCACGCAGAAGCCAACAACCATTATCAACAATTTGTAGATAAAAATGTCCCTTGTGAATTATACGAGGATGGAAGATTACAAAAGGAACATAAACCCAATCATCATTAATTAAAGATTTTATTATGGAAGCAATATTAAAATTTAATTTACCAGAAGATGAAGAACAATTTAATGTTGCTGCGAAGTCAATGGATTGGGCTCTTCTTGCTTGGGATATAGATCAGATAATCAGAACTCTTTTGAAACATCATTCAGGAGAATACGAAACAGGTGATTTGGCACTAGAACATATCCAAGAAGAAATACGCGACTTGATGGAAGAGAAAGGTCTTCAATTCCCCTCATAAACAATGGAAAGATTTTATTATGAAAAGTGAAAACGGAGCAGGGAAGCTGCTCTTCAAATATAATGAAGATGAAACTTTAACAGAAGTGATGGAGTATATCGTAGGAACTTACTCTGAACATTATGGCGACCAAAAATTTCAGATTCAGGACGTATTTGAGCAAATGGATATTGCTGAAGAATTTGTTAGAGGTGCCGCGATGAAATATCTGTTTCGTTTCGGAAAGAAAAATGGGAAAGATCAGAAGGATCTCTTAAAGTGCATACATTATGTGTGTTTATTATATCACTATTCATTTAAGCCGGAAGGGCTAAAAAAATGAGAATTATTGACGATGTTAAGCTTGATTTCAGCGACGTGTTGATCTCGCCAAAGAGATCACAACTTACCTCACGCAAAGACGCAAAACTTACCAGATCATTTACATTCAAACACTCAAAATTTACATGGAGTGGTATCCCCATAATTTCCGCCAACATGGATCACACAGGTACTAATGCCATGGCTCATGTTCTTATGGAATACCCTATGCTTACAGCTCTATGTAAGTTTGTCGAATCTACAGAGTGGGGATGGAACAAGAACATAATAAGAACAATTGGATTAGATCAAAATCTAGACAATTTAACCTATGATTCTGACTCAGCGCCATGGATTTGTCTTGATGTAGCAAATGGGTACACAGAACGATTTAATGATTATGTTTCCTTGATGAGAGAACACGAAGCAACCAAAGATAAAATAATCATAGCTGGAAATGTATGTACACCAGAAGCCACGGAACAGATAATCCTCGCAGGAGCTGATATTGTGAAAATTGGTATTGGGCCTGGGAGTGTATGTACCACACGGAAAATGACAGGGGTAGGATATCCACAACTTTCAGCAACGATAGAGTGTGCCGATGCAGCTCATGGTTTGGGTGGACACATTATTACTGATGGTGGATGTACGGTGGTAGGAGACATTGCTAAAGCATTTGGTGCTGGTGCTGACTTTGTAATGTTAGGTGGAATGTTCGCAGGTCATTGGGAATGTGAAGGAGAAGTTGAAAATGACACAATGACATTCTATGGTATGTCCTCTGATGATGCCCAAATAAAATACTACGGAGAAAAGAAATCACATCGGGCAGCAGAAGGAAAGAAAGTTGAAGTTCCATATCGGGGTAATGTTGCAGATACAATACAAGATATTTTGGGTGGATTGAGAAGTGCTTGTACTTACGCTGGAGCCAAAACTATAAAATCATTACCTAAGTGTACTACATTTGTAAAAGTACATAGACAATTAAACGAGGTTTTTTCATGAGTAAAAAACAATGGTATAGCTGGGAAGAAATGACAAGAGATGTTGGTTCATTATGTCGTGAAATTACGATAGATAAGTTTGACCCGCAGGTGATTGTTGGATTGTCTAGAGGTGGATTAGCGCCAGGTGTGATGATATCTCATTGGATGCAGAAACCATTCAAGCCAGTTCAGGCAGCACTTAGAGATTTTGCAGAGTGGGAAGATTACTTACCAAGAAAAACTGATGAACGTGTTTTGATAGTTGATGATATTTGTGATTCGGGTGAAACATTTGAGAAAATATCAGAACACATTCATAAAAATAATAGTAAGTGTGATGTTCGGTTCGCCAGTTTAATCTGGAATAATGAAATTAAGTTTGAGCCTCACTACTACGCACAGGAAATGGCGAAGGATTCGGAGAACATTTGGTTAGAATTTCCGTGGGAATCTTTCTGGCTAGCTCCGGTTTAGTCCAATCGCGGTGATTGGACATTGTGAATCGCTGGAAGGCGATTCTTTTTTTAACCCCTATCTCGGAAGGAGATTTGTATGAAGAAAATTATAGCACTAGTTGTAGGAGCAGTAATTCTTATTGCTTCCAGTGTTTCACTAATTAGTAAAGAAAATATTAAAGTTGGATACTTGTTAGTGGGCCCAAAAAATGATGGTGGATGGTCAATGCGTCACGAACAAGGTTTTCAGTCATTGACAAAGTATGGTCATAAAGTATCTGGAATTGAAATGGCTCCAGAAGCAGAAGCAGCAAAGTTGTTAGGTAAACTTGCACGAAAGAATGATATTGTTTTCGCAACATCATTTGGTTACATGGATGGTATGGCAAAGGCTGCAGAGAAACATCCTGACACAATTTTTATGCACGCCACAGGTTACAAGGGTAATGACACCAACTTTGATAATTATGGTTGTATGAGTTATCAGGCAAGATACCTCACAGGTGTTGCAGCTGGAATGATGACCAAGACAAACAAAATCGGAGTGGTTGGTTCACACGCAATTCCAGAGATTGTTCGTAACATCAATGCACTTACTCTTGGAGCTCAGAGTGTAAATCCAGACATTGAAGTAAATGTGATATGGATTAATTCTTGGTTCAATCCACCAAAAGATATGGATGCTGCCAAGGCACTTCTTGATGGTGGAAATGATATTCTTTACACAACAACTGATTCACCTAGTGTAGTGGTTGTTGCACAAAAAGCATGGAAACGTGATGGTAAAGAAGTTTGGTCAATGGGGAATGACGCTCCAATGGGACTCAACGGACCCGATAGATACATTACAGGAATGATGTTTCACTGGTCTGGATTATATCAGCGACTTGTGAGCGAAGTTGCAGATGGTACTTGGAAACCAAATCGAAGACTTAATTTGGGACTCAAGCAAAATTGTGTTGCTCTATCTCCGTGGGGCGTGAATGTTCCAGGCAAAGTTGTCAATACTGTTGAGACAATTAAGACTGCTTGGCTAGATGATGACCTTGATGACTTCTATCCGTTTAGTGCTGGTGTCACAAAACGTGATGGTACAGGAGTTCCCCCAAATACTATTAAACGTGGAGAACTTGATACGATGAATTATTTCGTTCAAGGAGTGAACGGAAATCTGTAAGGAGTGAGTGGGGGTTATCTCAAATGACCCCCCAACTTCAATGAGGAAAAAAATGACACAGCGAAACAAGTTTATGGTAACACCAGAAACTATAAAGAAAATAATTGAGGGTCTAAATGACACAAGACAAGTTCCCAAAAACAGAGTTCCAGAAGGAAAGAGAACAATGGTGGAAAGAATTTGGAAAAAAACATAGAGGCAAGTTTAAACTAGATAATATAGATTACTTTACAATTATCGTGTTAATCAGTTCTATTATAGCATTTACATTAATATAAGAGAATGAGTAAATCACTAAAACAAAAATATTCAAACTAATGGGGGCGTCAAGCAGGGTTCTTGCGCCCTGGCCCCTCATTTTTTTATTACTTACATCCTGTGCTCACTACACAGAAATACCTTGTCCGTTTGGTTTAACCGTAAAACAGTTAGACGAAAAATGTAATTTTATTCAGCATGGAAGTACAAGTAAATGGATACTGAAAAAAGAAAATAAATAAAATGACAATTCCGATTATAGATTTTAGAAGTAAAACTTGCGTAGATCAAATGTATGATGCTTACACCACCTGCGGTTTTGCTGTGTTCACGCACGTTTACGATGAATGGATTGAAGATTTTACAAAGTGGAAGTTACTCATGGAAGAGTTTTTTCTACTGCCAACAGTCGTAAAAAAACTTAACGCTTATTCAGGTGTGACAGAAAATCTTGGTTACAATCATCTAGAAGAAGAACGACTCACACCAACCATGCCTGGCGATATCAAAGAGAGTTACAATTGGGTTTCACCAGATAGAATGCAGAACAAGTATTGGCCAAGAGAATTTGGGAAACCGAAATTCAAACCTCAGGCGCAGAAGATTGAACGTATCGCACGATTACTTTCATACGAATTTCTTTACAAATTTGAAGAAATGTTTTCTCTTCCAAAAGGTTTACTGGTTGAAAAACACATTGATGGAAGTGCAACGATGCGAATGATACACTATCCAAAATGGGAAGGCGATATTGCAGAAGGTCAATTGAGAGCTGGCAGTCATACCGATTACGGAAGCATAACTCTACTTTGGCGATTTGATGATACAGGAGGATTACAAGTAGAGAACAAAGAAACAGGAGAATGGGAAGATGTTCCAGTAGTGGAAAATTCTATTGTGCTGAATGTTGCAGATATGTTTTCAAGATGGTCAAACGGAATTCTCAAATCTACTAATCATAGAGTGGTAAATACTGATATGACACAATCAAGATATTCAATGCCATATTTTGTTGACCCTGGCCGTGATGTGATGATAGAAAACTTCACAAACCAACCAGACAATTTTGAACCAATTTCTGCATACGAATATCTCAAATGGAGACTTGCACAGTCATATGTTGATGATACTTATGTAGAGAATGAAGAAATTAAAAAAGAAGGTAATCGATACATTTAGGGAGTAAATGAAATTTTTTAATAAATTACTATTATGGGCAGTATGTTTTTTTATTGGTGGTTTTTTAGGATACGGTTTGTTTACAATAATATTATGATATATAATAGTAATAAAGTTTGAGAGTGTTGCGCCATAGTTGAGGTTAGATTTGACTATCTACCAAGAAACTATCCGGCGGAATTAGTCACCCGCTTAGACAATCCTGTCGTAAATAGATAGGGGATTCTAGCACTCTTATTTTTATCAACCCATAGAGAATTAGATGAGTATTTTTCAGAAAGTCGATTTCAAAAGCCATGCTGGTTTAGACTTGAGTTGGAAAATTGAATGTGATGGTGTTTCCAAAAAAGAGTGGCAATGTCTATCAGAAATGATAATGGATTATCAGAAAAGACCATTTCAAGCTGCTATAGGAATTCCAAGAGGTGGCGTGATTCTTGGTTCTTACCTCAATCAACATTCTACACAAAACCCCGATGACCCATATCTGATAGTTGATGATGTTCTCACAACTGGCGGTTCTATGGAAGACTTTAGAAAAGAAAATTTCTCTGATAAAACTGTTATTGGATGGGTTGTATTCGCTCGTGGATTTCCCCCCCAATGGTGTAGAGCACTATTTCAAATGCCCTTCAATCCAATTGAGAAACTATAAATGCAAATAATTATCGCTTTAGATAATATGAAGTTTGATAAAGCTCTTGAGTCGATGATTCTACTCGGACCTTTTGTTGACGGATTTAAAATCAATCATACTCTGATTGAACACACCTCTATGTTTGAGAATTATGAGGGAGAACTTTTCATAGATTTCAAACTTTGGGATACTCCTACTACTGTATGTTCGGTTGTAGAAATGATTCTTGAAAAAGGTGCGACCATGACTACTATCAGCACCTTCAATAACGAAGAAGTATTTCGATGTCTCCACCAATATGCAGAAGATATAAAGTTGTTAGGTGTAACATATCTCACATCATGGAGCGCCCAAGAACAATATCAAATTACTAGAGAAATGCCACATGCTATGTGGAGAAGAAATACTGAACGAATACGAAAATATGGATTTGTTGGTATCATTTGTAGTGCTCAAGATATTTCAGATATTTCACAAGATTCAAGATGTGATGGTATGTTACGAATATGTCCCGGCATCACTTTCCAATCTCACAATCATGGTCAAGCAAGAACAACAAATCCTAGACTAGCACAGGATCTCGGTGCGGATTGTATAATCATTGGTAGGAGTGTAACACAGTCTGATGATCCAGTAAAAACAATCACAGAGATAAAGAAAACTTTAGATCTTGTTATTCCTAAATAGTTCTTTACTATAAAGGTTGGCTCTGCGCCTTGGGATCGAACCAAGAAACTCCCCTTCTACAAGAAGCAACACATTAACGGTGTGCCGTGTTTACCATTTTCACCAGCGCAGAATCAATCTATTTTTCTTCTTTCAATTCTCTAGATTGTCTTTGTAATTGTTCTATTAATTCTCTGATACCATGACCATTATTATAAATTGGAATTGGTTTATCAGATTTTTTCATTCCAATAGACCTGCTTTTTTCATTCCAGAAATCATACGAGTAATTCCGATTCCACCGCCAAATCGTGGAAAGAAATCATGAGAAAGAAATTCATCAAGTTCTTTTTCTACTCTATCCTTACTGAATAGTTTATACATTAGGTCTGCATATTCTCCATCTGATATTGTATGAAACTGTTCTCTCATTTCATCAACATCTGAAGCTCTTTCAGCAGAACCTATTGTTTCCATACCACCGATAATAACATCGCATTTATTTGCAATACTTACTCCTTTGATTCCCTTTTTTTCTCTTTGTTTCATATTCCAAAATGGGGAGGTATGATAAGGAAATTCAGTAAGAAAAAATACATCTCCGTATTCTTTGTACATATCAAGTTCGTGGTTCGATTCAAGGGTATTGTCTGGTGCAGTATATTTTGCACACATACTTAAATAGTTACCGCCTGGAAAGTCTTCTGTGTAGGGAGCTCTACTATGTTCACACTTGAAACCAAGATGTTTGCAGAGATCATTTTCCATTTGTAATAAATCTGCAAAATCGCCAGGCATTTCAAATTCAAACATTGGGAAGATCAATTCGTGTCTTCCTTCAGTTGGATTCTGTTCTTGTCTGTATGAGGTTGAGAGACAGAAACAGCCAGGAAGTTCTGGATTGTTGAGTAGTTCATATTCTAACCACATCTGTCCTGTTTGGGGCAACGGCCAAGTTTCTCCTGAATACTGATAGGTTGCTACAGTAGTCGGATCTTCACAAGCGGCTAAAATGGATAATCTTGATTGAGTATGAACTTCTAAAAAATTGCGGTCTAAAAAGAATTGTCTGAGGGAGGTTGTTACTTTGGTAAAATCATGAGGTGAAATCAACGAAGTCAATGTTTCCTTTCTATCAAATATTTTTTGATTTCTTTTTATTTATAATATATTGAACTTGACATATCCTATATAAAGTGTTACAATTAATATGTAGAGTGAAAGAATAGTCTATTACTCTTATTATGAATAATCTAAATTGAATAACAAAAAATGATAACAATAAAGATAAGACCGAAAGATAATTTCAATCGTATATTAAGTCGGTTCAAAGCTTCAGTTATGGCTGAAGGAACAATGAAAGTTGTTAGAAAGAAATCTTTTTTTCAAAAACCCAGCCTTGAGAAAAAGTTGAAACGAGAAGAAGCTCAACGTCAACGTAAGAAAGACGAGATTAAACTCCTTCGCAAAATCGAAAGCGAGGAAAGTGACTGGCGAGGAAACTAACGTTATTCAATTAGACGAATTTCGTAAACAAAAATACATTCTCAAAATGTATGTTGGAGGTTATTTCGTACATCCAAAAATGGGTGTACACCTTCATTGTATCGGCATGACTTCTCCGATGCATACCAAAGATGATGAAGTTCATTACATTATCGAAGACAATTTCGGAAATCTATCCACATTCCGAATCGATGACCCACCAGTTGGATTTGTAACATCCAATATAGTAGAATTTTCCGAAGCATGGTATAATGGGATAGACCCCACTAAACCAGTAGAGTCTTAGTATTATAAATAATTAGTGAAGGATATCTTTCTTCATAATTGTCATACCTACCATACCAAAAAAACATTAGAGTTATTACGAATGTTACGATTTAAAGAATACCTAACAGACATAATGGAAGCTAAGTCAGATGCCACTACTTTCTTTCATGAAGTGATATGTGGAATAGCTTGTTACAACCCAGCAGCTGCAAAAAAAATCGAAAAGGGAGCTGATATAAGACAATATTTTAAGAATGGAACTATAAGCGCAAGAAAAGGAAGTGGGTCAACAACAGAAGCAGATGTAACTTCCCTTCCCCAATTTAGATTTATGGATGATACAGTAGATGTTGATGGTAATTTAACTTCTGAACAGGCGACAAAAGAATTTTTCGATGCAGGTAAAATGAGTGAGAGAAAAAACGATGCAATAAAAGTAGCAGCTGCCATCGTAAAAAGAATTGGAGCTCCAACTAGCACAGTTTTTTGGACAGGCCCAACAAATGATTTATCTGATTATGGTGCAGCAGATATTGCATATAACGAACAGGGAATATCTTTAAAATATGGTAAGGGTCAATTCAAAAATTTAACTGTCGATTCATTCGCAAGAACTGCATTAGGGTCGCCGGAAGGAAGTTTGCTCAAAGAATTACATAAGAAAGTGCCTGAAAAATGGGATTATCTTTGTTATGATTGGATGAGTTTAATAGGTGAGAGCATGACACATTGGAAGACAGGAAGAGACAACGAATCTATTCAAATAAAAAATAAAGCTCTAAAAGAATTTAATAATATTAAAGACCGATTAGGGCCGGATTGGGATATGTATCAAGAAAAAAAAGTGGATGATAATATTGTTCAAGTATTTCATGATTTATTATATAACCCAAAACAAAGATCGGTTTACGATAAGAATGACAAAAAGAAGTCAAGAACAAAACAATTTAGATATATTTGTAGAAAAATATATGACCAAGGCCCAGCTGATATTAGAAAAAAGTGGAAACTGAGAAGAAATGTATTATTTACTGATATATTTGGTGAGTATTTTAAGAAACAAGATGAAACAGTAAAGAAAAATTTAAAAACAGTTTTTGAAAAACAAATTAGTGTTGGTGAAAAAGCTATAATATATGCTGCAAAAGGTGGTTCGGTCATTCAACGTATACCATCAAAGGCAGAATTTGACAAGAATGTAGATGGTATTGATTTTTCATATGAAGGAAAGACAACAGGAGCAGGATATACTTTTATTTTGAAAGCAGAAACGGCAAAAGAATCTAAGAAAATTATGGAAATTTCAATTTTCTTTAGGTGGAAGAGC